ACTTCCACTTCACGAGCCGCGACAATCCGCACATCTCCCAGACGGCCGTGGCGGAGCTCGTCGCCGACATGACCAGCCTGAGCATCCGGCAGGAGATCGAGGCCGAAGAGCTTGACGATGTGCCGGGCGCTCTCTGGACGCGGGAGATCCTGGACGAGGGCCGTGTATCGCGTGTGCCCGACATGGCCCGCATCGTGGTCGGTGTGGACCCGAGTGCGACCAGCGGCGGCGATGCGTGCGGGATCGTGGTGGTTGGGAAGGGCACCGACGGGCACGGCTATGTCCTGGACGATCGGACACTCCAGGGCAGCCCCTCAGCCTGGGCGCATGAAGCCGTGGCAGCCTACCACCGGCATAAGGCCGATCGCCTGGTCGCAGAGTCGAATAACGGCGGAGAGATGGTGGCACTCACCATTCAGACCGTCCCAGGCGCTCCCTTCGTGACACTCGTCCATGCCAGCCGGGGCAAGATCACCCGCGCGGAGCCTATCGCCGCGCTCAGTGAGCAAAAGCGGCTACACATGGTTGGAAGCTTCGGCCCGCTGGAAGATGAACTCGTGACCTACGATGGGACAGGCGACAGCCCCAACCGGATGGATGCGCTCGTCTGGAGCTGCGTTGAATTGGGCTTGCACATCACGCCTTCTGCGGGGATCTGGTAGACATGAGCAACAGCATCGCCACCTCCACACGGTCACGCCTCGTCAAAGCGGCACGCAGCCGGGATGCCACGTTCTCAGCCGTCGGCGGCTCGTTGCGGGCGCTTGCCGGTCAGACACTCTCTCTGCTGCAAGGCAAGGAGCGCATTGGGTGGGCCGTGGGAGTGGATGGGTATACCGCCCGCACGCTTGACCAATCGCCCGCAACGCTGCTCGGGCAACTGAGTCTCAATGAGATCGTCTACGCCTGCATGCGCGAGCGCATGAAGGTGCTCATTAGCCCGGCCTTTGTGGTGGAGCGCCGGCAGGCTGACGGGACCTACGTGGTGGAGCATGACCACGAGCTTGCCGCCCTGCTCCGGCGCCCTGGCCCCAACCTGGACGCGCCGACGCTCTGGCGGTGCCTGGAAGCATCCTACGCCAGTATCGGGCGGCTGTACCTCGAACCGATCTATGGGAGCGCATCGCGCACGCTGCGGGGCTTGAACCCGCTCAATCCGGTCTATATCACGGAGCGCTATGAGGATGGCCGGCTGGTCTGGTATGACTGGACGCCGCCCGACGCGCCCAATGTGCGCTTCGCTCCCGATGAATTGATCGTTCGCCGCGCCGTCGATTGGGCCGATGTGCCGCCGCTGATCGCCGCGCTGGGGAGCGTGGAGGCGGACCAGCTCAGTAACGACTTCATGCGCGGGTTCTTCAGCAATGCCGGGGTGCCCTCGGGGATCGTCAAGGTGCGTGGCTCCTGGTCCCAGACCCTGACCGATACCTTCCGATCGACCTGGATGGAGCGGTTCGGGCCGGGTGGGATGGCGCAGGGCGGGCCAGCCATCTTTGACGAGAATATCGAAAGTTATACCCGCCTGGGTGTCAGTCTCAATGAGCTGGATAACGAGACGCTACGCATGTTCATTGAGACGCGGATCTGCATGTGTTTCGGTGTGCCGCCACTCATCATCTACGCCTACGCCGGGCTACTCAAGGCCACCTACAGCAATCTCCAGGAGGCATGGTCAAGCTTCTGGGATGCCACGGCCCTCCCGCTCCTCAAGGAGTGGGCGGAGTGGGTCAACTGGTCCCTGCTCACGCTCTACGAGGATCGCGATGATGTCTTACTCGGCAACGTCCGCACGCGCTTCGATCCGGCCGGCCTCGGGCCATACCAGGAAGATGTCAACGCCAAAATCGAGATGTACCGCGATGCCTACGATAAAGGCGCGGTGACGATGAATGAGCTGCGGGCCGTCATGGGCCTGGCCGCGCATCCTGACGGCGACGTGTTCAAGGCCCCGGCCGCCCCGCCGATCCCGTGGCAGGTGCCGCCGGCTGAAGCGCCGGACGAGCAACAGATTGCCGACGACCAGGCGGCCGCACAGACTGAGGGGAAAGCGAGCCCGTCAGTCCTGGAACGCCATGTCGCACAGTACATCGAAGGCGAGTATGCGAAGGCCCGCCGGCTGCTGCTGTCGAGTGACGACGTGGACGCCGCAATCGCCGGCCTGGACAAGGAGCTTGACGATGGCCTGAAGCTCACGGCCATCCTCGCGCCCAGTCTCCGCCGCGACGTGGCACGGGCGTATCATGCCGCCGGCGGGACCAAAGCCGCCATCCCACGAACGGCGACGTTTGCAACCGAGCGCATTATCGAAACGCTCCGCAAGCGTGCCGCCGGCATCGCGGAGACGACGCGCAACGAGATCGCGGCAGCCATGCGTGCTGGGCTTGACCTCGTGACGGCGGGACGGGAGCGGGCATCCACGCGGGCCGAAACGATCGTGACGACTGAGACGGCAACGGCGGAGACGGCCGGGCAGCTGGCAGGGTTCGGGAGCCGGGGCGTCAAAACGGTGCGGTGGACGGTCGGGGCGAACCCGTGTTCGGATTGTGAGGAACTGGACGGCAAAGAGTACCCGATCGATGATGCGCCCGATCTCCCAGCGCACCCGTTCTGTGGCTGTAGTCTAGCTGAGGTGCCAACATGAGCGATGACCTGTTAGCGGCGGAGGCCCTGGAGAGTCTGCGGGGCCTGGAGAGCCGTATCGAATACAAGGCCGATGTCACGCCGGCGGTGCTGGACATCTCCGATCGGGAGGTGACAGCGCTGTTCAGTGTCGATAACCTGGATAGTGTCGGCGATATCACTGAGGTATCGGCCTTCAAGCGGTCGATCGACCATCGATCACAATCGATCCCTCACCTGTATATGCATAATCTGGACGCGCCGGCGATCGCTCGGGTTCTCTCCTTTCAGGCGCTCAAACGGGCGGAGCTGCCCACGGACGTCCAGACCATGTACCCGGAGGCGACCGGCGGGATGGCCTGCGTGTCGCGCTACCTGAAGTCGGGACGCGGGGCCGAAGTGCTGGAGGGCATCAAAGAGGGCATCGCATACCAGATGTCGTTCGGCTACAAAGCACTCGACGCCAAAGCCCGGACGCTGCCGGATGGCCGAAAGGTGCGGGTGATCAAGGAGCTGCGCCTGTATGAGGTGAGCACGACGCCGCCCGGACACGCCGCCAACGACGCCACCCGCGTCCGGCTCGGCAAGACCCTTGCTGTCCTGGAGGAATTGAAGGCCGGCTGGAGACACGGGACACACGCCGACAAGACCATGCTGTTACAGATCCGAGCATTGATCAATGACTTGCTCGGAACGCCTGAACCCCAGGTCGAACCCGCCCCGCCGGCCCTGCCGGCACGCACTTCGACGGTGGATGCACTTCTCTCCGAAGTTGGATCTATCTACGAGGTGGCCAATCATGTCAGCCTACGCGGCGAGACTTAAATCCGAAATGAGGCCCATGCTTGACGAGTTGCGAGAACTCAACGAGCTGGATGAACCCACCGACGAACAAAAGAGCGCGATTGACGGCTTGACCTTCAATCTCGCTGCGAAGAAATCCGAATATGACAAGGCGATTGAGCGGAGCCAGAAGGCGCTCAATGCCGAGTCCATGTATGACGGCCTGAGCGAGCCACCCGCGCAGCCTCGCGCCGTATACGACCGTCCCGCAACGGGTGCCCCCTGGGCAAAGCAGGCTGAGGGTGAACGGAAGTCACTGAGCGATTACCTGATCGACAATCGGGAGTTCAAGAACCCGCGTAACAATCTCTACAACGTCAGGGAGGAGATGCCGGTGTCGGCGCTCTATCCCTTCGAACGCAAAGCGGCCTTTGTGCCGGGCAATATCACCCAGGCCCACGGCGACGTGCGGATCATCGCGCCGCTTGAGGCCGGGTTGAAGTTCCCGCTGCTGTCCTTCCTGCGCACCGTGCCCTGGAATGACCTGGTGGTGCCCTACCTGCCGCTCACGTTCACGAACAATGCACGCGAGCAGGCGTTTGCCGAGGCAAAGGCAGAGTCAACCAATGCCGGCACGATTGCCACGATCCAAATGTCCACGATCGCGCATTGGAAGGAAGTTCCGAGGCAAGTCCTTCGCGCGCTACCAGCCCTCCGCGCCATCATCGATAGCGAGCTGTTGAACGGGGTCCTGTCTAAAGTGCAAGCGCGTGTCGTGGCGGGAACTGGCACGGTGGTTGCGCCGGCCACGGCACCGCAGATGCTCGGCATCATCGGGCAAGTGTCGCAGACGGTCGGCGCGACTCCGACAACGCTGTTGGGGCAGGTCATCAGCGCGATCGGCATTGTGGAGACAAACGGCGGGATTGTGGATGCGGTGCTGATGAACCCGACCGATGTGTCGCTGCTGCTCAACGCTCAGGTCAGCGTCTATAACCCGCTCGTCACAAACAATACTATCGCCGGCTATCCAATCCTCAAGCTGGCATCGATCACGGCCGGCACCGCACTCGTCGGTGACTTCTCCTCAAGCGTCACACTGTTTGTTGGCGAAAGCGCCAATGTGCAGGCAACCGAGGCGCTCAAGTTCACATCGAACGTGGTCACCGTGCGAGGCGAAATGGACGCCGTGGTCCTGGTTGAGCGGCCCTGGCTGATCGTCAAAGCAGCCGGAACAGTCCCATAGGAAAGGAGACATCCTGATGAGTGACGAACCAACACGCGCACCACGCGATGCCGAGACGGTGCCGGTCCCGGATAAAGGCGGCTGGATCGACGGCGAGACGGGGCCGGTCTTCCCGGTTCCCCCACCGGATGAGATCAATCCCACGGCCGCACCCCAAAAGGCCCCACCGCCCAAAGAGCCGAAGAAGGCGAGCTGACATGACCCTGTATGCGACCACCGCTCAGATGAGTGCGTACCTGCCGGGAGTCACAATGACGGTGGAAAAGGAGGCGCTGTTCACCGACCTCCTGACGCGTGCGAGCAGCATGATCGATGAGGTTCTGCTCGGCGTGGACCCTGCCACGCTCGTCCCAACGCCTCCCAGTGTGGAGCAGGTCACGTTGGAGCTGGCGGTCAACATGTGGCGGTCGGTGGACCGAGGTCTGTGGTCCCCGTCGTCTGGTGTGGATGGGGAAGGCGCACTCCCCTATCCGGGCGTGCTCACTGAAAAGCAGATGGGGATGCTTCGACAGATCAGGATCCGCAGCGGAGCCATCGCCGTATGACCGCCCCGCTCCTCCATGTGGAGCTGGAAGGGCCGGACCTCCTGGCGGAGTTGACGGCCATCGCCGGAGCGATCGCACCGGAGCTTGCCAACGTAGCGGGGCACATCGGGCAGGCGATCGAGGATGCAGCCGAAGGCCCAACTCCCGTCCGGTCGGGCCGGCTGCTGGCCTCGATCTTCTGGGAGACAGACAGCGCGGCGGGGGTGACTGTTGGTCCGCATGTGGATTATGGGGAGTTCGTACACCAAAGAATTCCGTACATGCTCATCGCGTACCAAATAGCGGAGCCGGAGATCGATCGGCTGCTGGACGCGGCGGGGGATCGGATGGTGGAGGCGTCATGACGGTCAATCGCCTGACGATCGTTCTGCCGCAAGATGAATACAGCGCCTTGCTGGATGATGCCATGGAGGACCTTCGGACCCCGGCGGAACAGGCCAGGCACATCATCAGGAAAGCGTTGAAACGAAAGCAACGCCGGCTTGTCGAGAAGGCTGCTGAAGACGAGGCGGAGCACCATGACCAGTGACCTTGACCTCATGGCCGCCCTGTATGCCCGTCTCCAACAGCTCTCGGGCGCGGTGGTGGTCCTGGGGGAGCCGCCGACGGTGCAGGACACGCCGCTGGTGTACCTGATGTCCTTTCAGACCGACTACCGGTATTCGGGCGGGCATGAGATCGTGGACCTGCGGCCGCGCATCCGCCTGGTGGTGCGGTGGCAGGATGCGCCGAACGCGGAGACGGAATTGCTCACACTCCAGGGCGCGGTGCATGACCTTGTGACCAACGAGCCGGTCATGGCCTGCCGCGTGACCTGGGAACAAACGGTGTACGGCTACCTCAGTGTCGGGGGGACGCGCTACAGGCTGGCGCAGCTGGCCCCACGCTTGATAACGATGTAAGGAGACGACCATGGCAGTAACGCCTCTCTGTCCAGGCGGGTTTGACTTTGAGTTGAGCGCGGACGGCACAACCGCCTGGACGAGCCACAAATCGACCATCCGCCACGTATCGCCGGGAGAACGAGCGCGGGAAGTCCTGACCTACAACACGAGCGATGGGCCGGTCACATGCTCGGGACCGCCGCCGCCGACCGAGATCGAGATCGACAATCTCTACCAGGAGTCGGATACCGGGGCGTATAAGATCCTCAGGGACGCCCACTACAACGACACGCCGGTATGGGCGCGGTGGACGCCCGACGGCGG